TATATCTATTTTGAACATTTTGGACATAAGATACTATATCACGTAATTACTTAGATTTCCCCTTTACCACTTTTTCAATATCCTTTTCCGTCTTGAACGGTCCCATAATTACAAAGTAATGACCTTTAAAAGGCTCAAGTTGAACACCTTTCATTTGGTATTCTTCAGGAACTTCTATCTGCCAACGTTGTTCTCCTGAAGGACCATCGCTCATCCGTTTGACGAGTTGAACTGGTATTTTGAGCACCTTCATTTTCCCTCCATCCTCTCTACATATCCTGCAAGCGTCTGAGCAATGACTTGCCACCGGTTCATGTTCACCTCTTCCCAAAAAGTATCTTTACCTGTATCCTCTCTCTTTCTGTGATCATCCCGGCAAAGAGGTATTGAGAATAAGTCCGGGCCTTTGATTCCGGTTCCCCCAGTCACTTCGTGGTGAGGTTCGGACGGTTTGCCGCAGACGATACACGGCAGCGTCCGCACATAAGCCTTGTATTCCTCACTTCTATATATTTTATCTTTAGGGAATCCGCTCATTTAATAACTCGATGTATAATATGTGGTTTTTCCGTCGGCACCGGCCCCGAAGTCTTCCTTAAAAGCATAAGCGCGATATACCCTGTCGAGGCATCAAGCAACCCCTCGTACTTGAAAGTTATCAAGGGCTCCTTATCTAAGCTGTAAGACGGCTCGCCACCCGTCAACTGCATCCGGGGAATATCCATATAAAGATTACGTTTTTCGTCAAAGTTCCAACAAAGACAGAAACCTATCTCGTAGGCTTGTGAAATCCAATTAGAAAAATCACCGACGGATGAGAAGCCGCTCATGGGGTCTTCCCAATCAATCGTAAGTTCTATCGTGACCTTGTGCTGACCATCCTCCTGCCTCTCTACCTCGACCGAGACCTTATCAGGCTTTATCCGCATTGCCGCATCAAAAGCAAAGCCCCTAAAGGATGGGGGGTCGCCTAATCGAGTTATCGCGCCTGAATAAAGGGTAAGGTTGTTGCAATCCCTCCCATCATGCTCAAAAGAAAGACCGCCCCCCTTACTTAAAAATTGTTTCACTTGCACCATTATATTCATACCAACCTCCTTATGTCTTGTCTTTAGGGAATTGCAATTATTTTCCTCTTTAAATCCCATATTCGTATAGCTCCAAGCCGAGCCACTTTGTAGCGTTCTTCTTCCGTGAATTTATATTTACCATTCGCTTTTGGCCTTCGCACTCTTTCGCAGCGAAGATACGTGCTGCCATCTCGCCAGTAAGACTTTCGCTCTACTGTAATTATTCCTGCCCGTTCCGGTATGTGTTCTTGGTATTTAAGAAGATAATCGGGAATAGCAAAATAAAGATATTTAATCTTACCCGAATAATGTCCGTGTTCTTTTTCCTTGTCTTTAATTAAATCTGCTTTGCTTACCTTAATTTCAACCTCCCATATATACCGTGCCTTTGTCAGAATCAATAAATCGCACTCATGCAACCATAGTCCATAACCGACATTAGGAACAATCAGGTTTTGGAGATAATTAAAATGGCTTGCAAGTGCTATCTCCATTTCAGGAGTCGTGATTTTGTCGCTCATTTCTTCCTCAACATTATCAACCAACCCCCACTCGGCCCCTCGACCGCCGCAACCTCAAAGCCTTCGGCCCGAAGTTCCGGGCTCAACTGCTTATCCAAGAGAGCTTTAAACTCTTCATGGTCAAGAGTTACGGCTATTTGTTTCGGGCCTAGTCGTTTTACCTTCATAACGCTAGATACCTCTCAATCGTCTCTTTAGCGCTGTCCCAGCCGTAACAAACCGTCGCCTTATTGCCGGCGCCGTAAAGCCTTTTAAGCCATTCGGCCTGTTCAGGGGTCGGCTTATTCTTACCCACCTTGAGTTCGATATAGAGCGCGTGATAGCCACCCCAGGCTACTGGTAGGACGATATCGGGAACACCGGCTTTGAGTCCTTCAGCCTTCATCCAGGCCCCTTGTCGGCCGTCACGCTTGCCTGAATTAGGCACGGCGTAGAGTAATTTAAGCTCGGGGCGCTTATCGTAGGCCGCCCAATTAAAAAGGGCTACTTGGTGTTGGTGTTCAAGATTACGTGGCATCCTTCCCCTCCAATATCGCCTCCGCTTCTTTCCTCGCCGTGACGAGAAGCTCGGCATCCCCTTTGTTCTCTATCATTATCTTAATGAATTTCTCAAGAGGCTTTACAGCAACTATCAGGTTGCCCAATACCTCTACTATCCTCTTATCTCGAACGTCCACCCCTTCAAGGAGGGTAAGAATATCTCGCATCTCTCTTTGGGATATAGGAAGTACCCCTGTCTCTATTTTCAACCCCAGTAACATCGCATTTTTTAAGTGAAGGGTATCTCCCTTCGTCAGTTTACCTATCTTATCCATCATAAAGTGTACTCCATTCTTTTAACTTCTTCTTTTTATCCATAGAGCCATTAAATACCCCATCTTCTGTAATAATACCTCGGTCTATAAGCACATTAATCATAGCCCAAAGATGCCCCGCTTCTAATTCGAGTTGCTTACGATTAGTAATACCTGTTTTGGGATGAACATCATCAAGACCAAAACGAATAGCCTTACTTGCACGGCCGATACCTTCGGCACATTTTTTAATAATCTCAATACATTCTTCTTGGAGTTCCGCACATTCTTCTTGAAAAATATCAAGAGCCTCCCTGTCTGTCTTATCCATCGCGGACTCCGGCTACTTATAAAAAATGAAATATTCGCGGTAAGTTCTAACCATAGAAGAACCACACCATCCCGCCTTTACGTCATATCCTTTTAATAATAATTTTTTTATGGTTTCGATGCTTTTAACTTTTGATCTGTCCGAAGCCCTATACATCCACGACGAATCCCATATAGGATTAGAAGGCGGGTAATGTTTTATAAACATACGCTCATAAATCTTTTCGGGTTGCTTCTCAATTTTATATCCGGTCATGACCTTACCCTACCCTTCTGCATTTTGATCTGTTGTTCTGGGGTGATCTTACGCTTGGATTTACTGCCACCCTTAGCGGCCAAATGTTTAGCAATTTTTTTATCGTCTATATGACAACTACAATGGGGGCACTTCATTATTATTTTCCCTTTCGCTCAATCAATTACAACCGGAAACTTATTTCTATCTTGTCTAGTAGCTCTACCCTCGTTGATCCAACCAATACCCACCCATTCTTTTAAATCCCCATTATCTATAACAGTAGTATGTTTTTTTTCATTACCCGCCGCCATGCGGAGGTTGCTTAATTCACTTCTCTTGACCGTTCTTTTTTTTAACATTTATTTACTCCTCCAAACTGGTGCGTCAATCTTTGCCATAAGACCACACCTACAACGTGCAATCTTTTTTCCTGTGGAAATTGGAACGTGATTAAGGCAGGTTTTTTCTTTCCGCATAGATTCTTCGCCAAACTTTTTTGCTACCTCAAGAGCTTCTTTGAAAGATACCATCTTCTTCTCCGCAGCTATGATTTCAACTCCATTATAATAAGATTATATCATAACCGCTTATGAATGTCAAGAGAAATCTTTATCCCCATCATTCACCCCTCCTTCCAACTCGCCAACGCCTCCGGTAAGGCTCTCGTATTTGAGAGTAATTTTTTCAACCCTCTATATGAAGATGGTATGCATTGCGGAGTAATTTTCCCCCATCTAGTCAAATACCATAATAAAAATTTATCCCACTTCTCTCCCTCCCACTCATTAACAACGAAATGTATGAGGTCATAGGCATCGGACTTGTTGTTGAGGTAGTCGGGGTTAGTTAACCTTCTCCTAAAAACACCATTTTCACTACCATAATATTTACAACTCGCTACCTTACATCGGTATGTACTTAGTGGTTCATAAACAGCAAGATAAGCTAATTCTGGTTCATGCCAACACCCCTTCCCACCCGTTATCAGGGAGAGGCATATCTTACTTATCTCGGTGTCGGTCAACGCTTTCAGTTCTTCACTCATGGCTTTGCCTTTGGAATATTAAGATCTGCTATCATCATCGCAAAGCTCGCAACATCAGCAGCTTCCTGAACAACTCTATACCGACATTCACCGCTTACCTTCCTCATATTTATATATACAATCCCATTACAATCTTTATTTTCACACCTGTCGGAGAGTGCCCTTTCAAGTTCAGCAACTTCCTTTTTTAAGCGTCCTATTAAATATTCTTCGCTATAACTACTCCAATGCTCTTTGTAATCGTTGAGTTTCAACACTCTTTCCATTTCATTAGCAAAAACTCTAACCTCTTTTCTCATATCTCTCTCCTACTTCACCTTGACTATCTTAATTTTAACAACCTGTTCGCTAGAGGCGCATAACGACGTAGCTTCTTTCTTAGCGGCGAAAAGTCTGAGTCTGGCGAACTGTAGGTTTCCATCCATATCTCGATACCTACCGTGTTCACTCAACTTGCCTGTTTCCTTATCCTCAAACCAATACCATTCATCTCTCTTTAAGTTCATATTTCCCTCTCCCATTGAGTACGTCTACTTATAAAAAATCGTTTTGCAATATAGGCAGCGTTGCGCCCTAATCCCTGTTGTTTTATTCCTTACCTCTTTTACGTCGGGATGTCGCCACCCCTTTTCGTCCTTCGGGGCCGGGCTCTTGGCAGTACAGATTTTAAACTCATCGATGCCCGGCTCGTTCCACTCAACCCAATCAGGCCAGTTATTAAACCAGGTTGATCCGTTCTTGGGTTGCTTCCAGGAGGTAGCCTCAAGGTGTTTTATATAATTATCAAGGGCCCTGTTTATCGCCTCCCAATCCTCTTGGGTCTTGACGGTTGCCTTGAAGTGGCGTTCAGCGCTTTTTTTGCCGTCTTTAAGGGGGTATCTATTCCATATATTTTCAAACTTCCCGACAAGGGGTTTATGTATAGGTTTAGGATTCAGACTAGGACTAAGGATTTTGTCCGAAGGCGTACTAAGATGTTCCAAGCTATCACTAACCTCCCGTAAATATTGAGATAACGCTTCCATCGGCGGTTCTGGGGTCTTTCGGCGGTGTTTTTGGTGTTTGCCGTCATTATCGAGGTTCGTCTTATTGCAGTAATTATGATGAGAGTCCCAAGAGACAAAATATCCCCAAATCCGCTCCCCTTCTTTCCAAAGAAATAGGAGACCACCTTTTACATATTCATCCATAAGGTCTTGTATCTTTTTTATGGTCATGCTCTTCATTTTTGAATAGACCAATCCCTGTATTATATCAGGGTCAGCATTAAAGCACCCCCAATCATCCGCCATAAGCAACCACCGTGGCCAATGGAGTTGAGGTAATAACGGTAACTTCGCTAGGGTCGGCGATGACCAAATCGAATCTTTAATTACCCTGTTTGACATCGTAACCTTAAAGCGCAGCGCTCCCCAGACCTGGAAGGACGGTGATGAGCCCGTGTCCGATAACGGACGTCCAAGGAGCGCTGCGCTGAATAGATTTGTAGGTTATTCTCATCATAGAACCTTCCATATACTCACACTACCATAATTCTTGAGAGAGTCAAGAAAGTTTTTACCCCTCAAAAAACACGTCTGATGCTTTTATATTCTCGCGGCCGTTGATAAGTTCAAGGGTCCGTAGCTTGCTCAGGGCATTGGCAAAGCTACCACTGGTTACGCTGTAACCCGAGCGGTCAGCCGTTCCGGGCTTAGTTAAGGCATCTGGGTATACCTCAGCAAGAACCTTCAACACTTCCCTTTCACACTTTCCTAAAGACTTGCTGGATAGCCAGTATTGTAGAAGATCGTGCCCTATCGGTAACGGTTCGTAAGAACCTAGGGCGGTTACACCTTCCTCCGTGATCTGCATATTCTCGCGGCCGCCGATAATCCATCCTCTTGTTCTGAGGGTACTGAGGGAATTACTGAAGCTGCCGCTTTTAACAGAGTAGCCGCTGAGTATGGACACCTGCGATCGATTTCGGCCGCCCTGGTACTGCGCGAGAACGGAGAGAATGGCCCTTTCGCATTTCGACATGCTCTCACCCTTCCCAGCTATAACGAGAGAACTGTGAGGGTATATGGGCTTTGCTGGGATTTCATGGGATTTCATGGGATTTCGTGGGCTACAATGGGCGGCTTGTACCTCTTTGAGAAGAGTCTTAAGGTCATTTTGACGAATGGCACTACATTCTAATATTTCCTTAAGTACCCTAGTTTGGTTCTCTAGGCCAAGGATGGTGTTCTCTATGTCTCTTTCGTTCTTACTGGTAAGGACCGGCATTTCCTTAATCTCAACCTTCGGCCCCGTCGCCTCTACCTTTTTCAGCGTTCTCTCAAGATCCGCTACCTTCTTCTTGAGTTCCCGGGGATCGTCAGCTTTGGCCTTTTCGATGGTAGAGGCCATCAGTTCGCGTATTTCCGCCATGTTTACGTCCGCGAACTTCTTAGGGCCCTTAACCTTTTTCATCACCGATGGCGTGGCCGAACTATCGAAGGTCTCGCGCCGACGTATCTGCACCCTCTTGAATACGTCGAGCCAACCTGGGGACCATACCCACGCCTCGCCTATTTCAAGGGACGCGAGCGAGCCCATGAGCGTCTTGCGCTCCTCTGGTGTCCCGTGGGCCTCCACCCAAGCGTCAATGGCCTTCCTGTCTTGGGGGCCCAACGTGCGAAGCGCCACAAGAACCTCCGCCTGAGTCAGCACGTTCTTATTGAGCACCGCCGATCTCTGCGTTATGAGGGTCGTGCCTATGCCACGAGCCCTCCCCCGCCTCACCAAGTCCTCTATGGCCCCCAAGAGCCTCTCACGCCCCCTTTGGGGCCTCTGCGGGGCAAACTCATCAGCCTCATCGAATACGATATGCAAGGGGTCTCGATTCTTACCCTTCAGGTAGTACAAATGCTCTGTAAAGTCGGTCATAAACCTCACTTGCTCCCCCTTGCGGAAGCCCGAGAGATCGAGAAGTACGGACACTCCTTTGTTTACTACCAAGTCGGACACCAACTTCCCGCCGGTATGCTCAAGCGGCACGTCCCCGTGCTCGCCCCCGAAGATCACTATAGGCTGCCCCGCGCTCTTGCCGTCCGCCGACGACCGTAGACCCCACCAGACTCCTACGGGGTCCACCACGACCACTTGAAGGCCGTTCTTAAGAAGTTCCTCGACCATGACGACGGCCGTATTGGTCTTACCGGCGCCCCGGATAGCGAGGATAGCAAAGGTCTGGGTTACGGCGTCAATCGGTAAAGACAGGTCCTTGGCGATCTGTAAGCGCTTCACTCATTACCTCCATTCAAATTACTAGTAATTTACTAGTAATTTACTAGTAAAGTTGGTCTGTAAGCGGTTGATTTATTTAAATACCACCACCGCGCTAGGAAAGGGGGCCGAGTTCTTGGAGTCCCTGAATTTAAGCAAATAACCCCTGTCTATTTTTAAGATGTTCATGCGCCCTTGGGCTTATATCGCAACCCATAAATTGCCGATTAAGATTTTGACAGGCAATAGCAACGCTCCCGCTCCCGAAGAAGGGATCGCAAACAAGCTCTCCTTCGCCTGTGCTTTGGCGTACAAATATCTCCATCAACTTGACTGGCTTTTCGGTAGGATAGCCATTTATAATTTTCTTTACTGTCAGAATGTCGGGAATAGAAAGGTCATTGAGCTTGCGCTTGCCCTTTTCGAGAAAGACGATAAACTCATACCGACAACGATAGGTATAGCCCATCCCTTGATTCACCTTGTCCCACACAAGAGGCTTGACTTTTCGCCAGTCCATATCGTCCCCATAAGACAAAACATATCTAAGGGTTTCGTGGTCGCAAAAAATATATGCGTGGGTGTTGTTCTTGAGAACACGCCATATCTCATTCATAAGTTCCCAAAGGTCATTTGCATCAATCGTTGGGAACCACCGAGCCTCATCTCTTTTGTCCTCGTCCTTGTGGCCCCCAAGCCGCGTTGTAGTGCCTATCGCTCGCCACTTATCAAGTGTCCAGTAGGGCGGGTCTGTGATAATACAATCCACGGATTCGGGATCGAGGCCGGTAAGATATTCAAGAAAATCCCCTTGGCTTATCACCGTTCACCCCGCTTGTCATCACAGACCTTGCACCATTTTTCAAAACATTCATCTGCGATAACCATTTCTCCGTCGAAAATCCCGGAGGTGTACTCATATACTGTATGACCGATTTTAAATTCGGCTCCGCAATCGTCACATTCCATCCTTGTCCTCCTTATCCATCCATTTGGTAAATCATTGCCCGTTTTCCACTTCTTGAATCCTCTGCCCTATCCACTGCATCACAGGCACGGCCATCGAGTTGCCAAGCGCCTTGTAGCGTGGTCCATCGGGACAATCAGCGGCCTTCTTATGGTTCCGCGGTATCCTCGTATAGTTGTCTGGGAAGCCCTGGAGCCGTTCGCACTCCCGGGGGGTGAGGCGGCGGACGGTCATGCCGGACATTAACGCTGGGGTACGGTTACTTCCACTATCAGCTGCTCCAAGGGTCGGGGCGACCTCTTCTTCATAGCCTATACTCCCCGCCTTCGCACCTTGACCGGCCTTGAAGCTGGCTACCACCACCCCGTCCCCCTTCCCCTTGTCAAGCGTGGGTGTAATCTCCGAGGGGTTCATGCTGTTGGTTGATGAGGCTTTGGATTGAAAAGCCACCGCCTGTCCCAGCGCCCCGTCCAGCGTATGCGCCACATCCTCGCTTACCCCGCAACCATTCGCCGAGGTCTGCGCGGTGCGGACGGCTACCGTTATTAAATCAGTAGCATCTTTATGGTCTCTGCTTTTTAAGGCCGAAGCCTTATCATCTATCTCGTAATCACCGAAACCTCGCATATGTGCCACCATCGCTTCTGCTTCTACCCTTTCGTTCCCCGTGCGACTGAAAGGAGGGCCGCCCGTAACTGTGGGGGCAAGTCCTTTCCCCTCTTCTCTGCTCGGCGGAGAATACCTTGACAGGCTCTCGCGCTCAAAAAGTACCGACGTGGCACGTCGCCAATCTCCAAGATATCCGATAACGAAGATGCGACGGCGCCGCTGTGGTACTCCGCAGTATTGAGCGTCAAGAACTCTGTAGGCCCACCCATACCCGAGTTCTGAAAGTGTGGCCAGGAAGCAGTTGAGGGCATGTACTTCTTCTGAATGGTAGTCATCGTTAGTATCCACTTCCTGTCCGTCGAGCTCCACGTCCATAGGGTCTGGCGGTGGACATGGATCGGGAGCATCGTGCGATACGCTAGATAGTGCGCCGGGGACGTTTTCCCAAACCACCCACTTGGGGCGTGTTCGGTCAACAATAGAAAGATAGACGAGGGCCAAGTTTCCACGTGGATCTTCCATGCCCTTTCGGAATCCTGCAACGCTGAAGGATTGGCACGGAGTTCCTCCGACGAGAAGATCGATAACTGTTCTTTTGAATTTTTCATTTTCGTATATCCTTGTCATGTCCCCGAGATTCTGCACGTCGGGGTAGTGGTGCTCCAATACGGCGCTCGGGAAGGGTTCTATCTCGCTGAACCAGGCGGCCTTCCACCCGAGGGACTTCCAAGCGACCGTCGCCGCTTCTATGCCGCTACAGACCGAGCCGTATATCATGTTTCTATTCGCTTAAAGGTGACGACCCATACCCAAGGGTTCACGTCCCACCCAAAGCCTCTTTTAGTGTTGATGGAGTTCTAAAGTTCCTTAAAAGCATCAATGTGGTTTTGCAAGTCAGCACAACGAGCAAAATATGTAGCTCTTGCCTGTCCTTCCACCCATTCATTCTGTTTAGCTTCGGGCCATTCTTCATATCCTTGCGGCGGTCCTGGAATATCACAACCAGATGGCATAGGCAGTTCGATCCCTTCAAATAATGTATCTTCTGCCGTTATCTCCTGCACCCTCTCCACCCGAACGTCGGTTACTTCAAGGAGGATACGGGAGGCCGACCGAGGCATATGGATTGAGGGTCTCCAACGAAAAGAAACATCTTTTGCCAAGCCGCTTTCTATCTCTCCTATAAAACCATCAGCCTTGTACTCTATAAGGTCAACATAGCCGGGAGGTTTCGGTTTTCCCGCTAAGGTAAATCTATGTGTCTCTCTCACCCAAAGCCGGTCACCGGGGGCTCCGTAAGAACACTTGAAATAGCCGGGATCAATACTTTCCTTTCCAAGATAAAATCCCGCCCAAAATTGTCCCTTGCTTGCCGGGTAGCCCAAGTCAGTTTTATAATCTGCGAAAATAGCATTTTTACTAACTTGTGGCTTCATTACCCGTCGGGTCTGCGTCTTCCTCCCCTCAAGGATAGCCCTCACCATCGGGCCGTTGAATATTATCGGGTGTTCCTTCATGCCTCAGTCCTCAAAATGCGTGTTATGGATATCCCTGAATTGAAGTTCGTCGTCGGCGGCATCCACTAAGTCATCGTCATCCATGTTGTCCCTCATCCACCGTAGATAGCCGGACGGAAGTTCCTCGATGGTCTTGCCCTTATGCTTGCCGAAGGGCATCGTCCTTGTGCCATCGCTCATGCCGCCCCCCCTGTGCGGAAGGGGTCGTCCTTCGGGTACCCGAACCGCCCCCTGAGCCGCTTGCTCATTCTCTCGGCGTAGCAGTTGGCACACCCAGCGCTGACCTTCGTACACCCGGTTACAGGGTTCCAGACCGCATCGGCCCACTCTATCTTCGTCTTAGCCATCGGTCAGCCCCGAACACAAGTTCTGTATGCAGCCTCTGTTACGCCCCTTAGAATCTCGTTTCTTTCCTCGTCTGTCGTGCAGTTAGAGCAAATGCCGCTATACTTACCATGTAAGGCATTGGCTCCGTAGATACTTTTCTTGAGCGTGTGAACGGTGCGACCACAACCCCGGCGGCACAAAACCTTTCTTAACAATGTTCTTCTTGCCATTCTCTTCTCCTTAAGCGGGTTAAGCCCTAGCCGAATCCGCTATCATTACGCCACCGCACTTGTTGCACATCGGCATGTCGCCGGCATCAACCTCGCCGGCCTGTATGTCTCTCTTCTCTCCACATTCAACACACTTTGCTGTTAAAACAGGCATTTTCTTTTTCCTTAATTAATGGGCTATATGTCCCCACAGAGCCTTAACGATACGGGGTATCGGCGTATTTCCACGAGCTCTTTTATGACCCGGTTAAGGCCCACCGACCCATCCTATATGGCATAGCCCAACTTGCCTACCTGTGCGCCCCATCAGCAGACAGGTAGGCGTTAGATCCCTACCGGATCCGACTTCGGCGTCAACCCGCCTTCACCTGGATCGCCGACCGGTGCCGGTTCATCCTGACCCTGGGCGTCGGTCGGTCCCGGTTCTGACCCTGCCTTGGCCCCGGTTGTAGCCGGTGCGGGTCCGGGTGACTGTATCCCCATAGCCTTGACCTCCTCCGGGCTAAGGTCAGCGACCTTGCAGATATCGGGATTAGCGGCCTGGAAACTCACTACCCGTGCGTATAGACCGTTAAGGCTCTCGATCACTTCAGGGGCGGCGCCCTGCGATATACATTCCTCACGGTAAAACTGCAGTGTGGCGGGTAAAGCCTTATCCGTCGCCACAAAGACCATTCCGTCGAACTCACAGACGACCCTTCCGGTGACTGGATTAGTCGCCGCAAAAACAAACTTCCTATCGATAACTCCTACGCTTTTGTCCACGTTACTTACCTCCTCGGTTTAGGGTGATTGCTACAGGTTTCAAAGTGCTATTAATTCCGCAAAGACCTTCTTCTGATCCTCCCTGTTCATAATACCGTCGGCCTTCTCGTACCCGGCAGCACCGAGGACTTTATAATAAGCCTCTTCGCCGACTCGCTTCTTCTGGTCTCCCATGACCGAAAGAAACTCAAAATTTGTGGTCTTCCCGGTAGCCTTCTTCTTTGAGGTTTTGCCGGCAGAAGTCTTTTTTCTTTCTACTGTCCCTTCTCCATCATCGTCTTCCGGGCATACCCCGACCATCGCAGCAAGGGCATACCTCCGGGCATATGTAATAGCCGATCCGATACCCTGGGGATCATTCTTCGTCGGCTTTATTGCAAGCCGTCCACTAATCCATTCCCCACTTGAATGTAATAGCGTGGTTTCTACAACGACACTATCAAGAGCAGTTTCGTTGGTTCCGATAATATCATTCGTCTGAACAACCGCCAGCCCATTGTCCGTCAAGTGGTCTTTACACGCTTTCCAGACTGAGGCGAGATCTGCGTACTTATGATGGAAGAAAGGATTCTCCGCATCCTTAACCGCCTTACCCATATTCTTTTGGGCCTTCGATAAAGCCTCTGCTAACTTACCTATTGATTCCGACTTCTGCATATCTATCCTCCGCAATCTCTTTCTCATCGTTGAACTCAAGGGGCTGAACCATCTTAAGTAAAAGAGCCCAAACCTCCCCGTGTTGTTCGCTTATCCTATCCCTCTCCTCTTGTGTTTTAGCCGATTGCCACTTCCGGTCAAGTGCAGCCTCTCGTCTCTGCAACTCCCTTATCTTTGGAGTCCTGGCGGCTTCGTTAGCGGCCTTGATATCGCGGGTTCTGGTGTTCTGGTATTCACAGCGTTGGTCGTGTGTCTGCATGGCTATTCCCTGTGCTTAAAAACATGAAACATAAGTTTGCCCTTGTGTAATTTTACCGTATCAATAAAATCGTAGTCATCGAGATCGCCATCCATAATAGGATGCCCTGTCCCGATTATCTTGAACTTCCTCCAATTAATAAGTTTATCGGGGTCTACTAGCGCGTACAAAACAACCTCTTCGTTTTGTTCCTTGACGCTCAAAATTTGAGCGCCTTCTGGTAATAAAATTTCTGGGTCGGGTTCTGGGTTAAAAACATATTTAAATATTCTCAACATAAACACCTCCTTAAAACCTCGCTCCTCTCTTTGAAGCATCAACCACCCTGTCAAGCTCAGTACCTGTTAAAAGATACGGGTTGATTTTTTCATCCTCCGTCGCATTCATCGGGTTCGGCACGGTCTTCGCACCCGCCCTACACCGAAAGTATTAAAGCAGTCTTAGCCACCTCCCCCTCCCTTCGCTACTTCAACCGACCCGTAGTCGTAGAACCTATCCAGGCCGAGGGCTTCCCGAACCATCCGGTTCTTATGAAACTCGTACTCAGCCTTATCCTCGAAAGCCCTCAAGCAGACGGCCTCCCTGATACGCAAGCCCTTGACGTCCAGGTTCAGGTCGGTTTCGGTCCTCATGGCTTCGATATCTATCTTCTGACGCTCCGCCCTTCTCCCCCCTTCCGCCCCGATCATTAGAGCAATCAGAATAACAACGATAAGAATGATAGTGCGAGGGCAACTAAGGAGCCATTTGCCAGTGTTCTCAATCTGTCTTTTGAGACGGTTCATTGGGAACCTCCTTGCTATGCCTTGTTTAAATTGAACTTCAACTGCATCCTCTCCGCCTCGATACGCTTGACGGCTATATCGCAAAACTCTTTTGATATCTCTATGCCTATCCAACGCCTTTCTAATCTTTCGCAAGCTACGGCGGTTGTGCCGGAACCGAGGAAGGGGTCGAGGATAATTTCCCCCTCATCCGTCCAACGTCCGATAATCCAATCAACGTGCCCCAGTTTACGGGGGCACGGGTGCTCTGCCTGCTTGCCATCGTTACTTGTATCTGTGTATTCTCCCGATATAACGCGCCGTCCTTTTATCGATTTCGGAGGACTACCGAAGAAGTAAGCTATATCAGAGCCGTACATTAACCTTCCCTTGTAGTGCGGTCGTACATACCGAAGCCAACACACACGGAAAAAAGGCAACGCTTCCGGCACAGATGACAGAAAACGTGGGTCTGAATCGCACCCAAGATGAACAGCAAGACGCTTTGTCGTTAATGGAAATAACTTGACTGCAGAGAGAAATAGACCATAAGGGTTTTCTGCCCCTATAAGTTGGGTTGACGCATTGGGCCATATCGGGTCTGTAATCACGGCATCTACAAGATTATGCTCGAGCTCGGGTAAAACCTCTCTGCAATCCCCGTGATATAGCACCCCGAGCTCCGTTTCGTAATATGGTTTAATCATCCCTCTCCATATACTTCGGTAAGCCGTTCCTTGACTAACACCGTGATCTCAACACCGTTCCCTGAATCGCATCCCGCCGGGATCGTGGGCTTCCATATCCCATCGAAAGAGGCGACCCAATAATGGAGGCACTTGATCTTATAAATGACCTCTTTCATTCCACCAACAGCAAACGTCCAGTAACCCCCAATAGAACCTCGAGCATGAATCACACCTTGGCGTTCATCTAGGGCTTTGAGGTCGATGGTTATCATCTTTACCCAATCCACCCCTCTTCTAGAATCCGGATAGCTTCTTCTGTTACTACGCTTCGCGCTCTATGTCGTTTTGCCGCTTCCACCACTTTGTCCTGTTTGTCTATGATGGAGAGAAGGAAGTGACCATTACAAAGTCCTTTTATATCCATGCAAAAGCCACAAGGAGACCCCAGTAATGTAGTCTTTCGTATCTCTTCCACCCTCTCACGGTCTGCTTTATTCATTTATCCCTTAACCCCCTGAGAGTTCGCTAACGCATATCGATATACTTTCGTTCCATCCGCGTTCGTTCTGACATGCTCGGCATCCAACGCATCGATTCCATTCTTGCGAAGCATAGAAACCCATGTAGCAGGATTGCTGACGTTTGCCAACCGTTCTATCTGTTTCGTTGTGCGTGGTCCGTTGATCAAAAGATTATATACCCGTCGAAGGGATGCTGAACCCGAGAGCTTGCTAAAGTGCATACCCCGAGAGTTCCGCTTCTTCACCCCATCCTGGTACGCTTGTATCCCTACTATTCTTTGGCAAGAGATAGAACAGTATTCGTGGTTCCAGGCTTTCCGAGTAAAAGGTTTCCCACAGGGCTTGTTCTTGCATTTGGAGAGTCCGTAGGTCATATTCACTTCCCTTGGGGGTCTAGGATAGGGCTAAATCCTTTATATATGGGCCGTGACGGGCTCCCACGTAAAAGCCCCTGGAAGGATAACTCCCAGGGGCTCCTGTGCCTGAGTGGACAAATGTCGGCGAGGACACCGTGCCCGGTCTCAAGGTCATATTTTTGGTTTTTTGGTAGGTGTTCATAAGGTATCCTCGCCGTTTGATACCTCACCTAATCACAATCCTCAGAAGGATGTCAAGGATTATTTTGCCCTTAGATGAAAATAATTATAACCCCCACATTACTTGCGTCTTCGTACAATCCCTATCCCAGGTGTTACTGCGCCTACAACACGACGATCATTACGTCTGGAAACCATACCTATATCAGACTCAGGGGCTCCTAAAACGGGAGATCCTGAAATTTGATCAATATTGATGATGCCCTCAGCAAGAACGACGCTCGGTGAGGCTGAGACCGACGGCGATGCAGAAGGCGAGGCCGAAGAACTTGCGGATGGTGAAGTCGAAGGACTTGTTGAAGGGCTTGCACTGGGCGAAGATGACACGCTCGGGCTTGCACTAGGTGATGCAGAAGAGCTTGCGCTTAACGAAGAACTTGGGCTCGTCGATACTGATGGTGAGGCTGATGGCGAGGCTGAAGTTGATGAGGACGGCGATGCAGAGGCACTTGGCGAGACGCTCGGACTTGCACTAAGGGATGCCGAAGGTGAAGCGGACGGACTGGTTGAGGCACTTGCGGCAGCCTGCGTAGTTATCTGTGCAAGGACCGTTCCAAGCGTCGCTCCCGCTGTAGTATCAAATATCTCAAATTCATATTGCTTGCCGTCCAGACCACCGCTAGCATCGATAGCCCATTGGTGCTCAGTATATTCATTTTGAGCCAAGGTTGTTGCTACATCATTAGCCCCTTCTCGCTCAACACCGTCTACTCTAGTGGTGCCAGAGATAGGCGTGCAGACCTCCTCCCCAGAAGCGACCGCGTTTCCGTTTACGAGATCTGTGGTGGCATTCCAAGTAAGTTCGCCACTACCGCTTAACGCGACAAAACTACCCCCATCGGTAACGTTACGCCACCTGAGCTGAAGGGTGTTCGATGCGCCACCATGTCCAAGAGCCTCCACCATCGCACAGACGATGAAGTCGTTTGCCTTGGGCCAACCCGTAATGTCTGCGTCCTCGGTAGCCTGGTTAACGCGGATGGCATTTTGGAGTCTACTACCGGTTAAATCAAAGTCTGAATCTGCCATTTATCACCCCACGGTACGCCACTCTATACAGCAGTAATCCTTATTCGCTTCGTCCCCCGTAGAACAACTAAACGGACGCGCCCTGCCGAAGTCGCATAGATATCCCTTCCATCCCTCGTTCCAAACCAAATGAGAACACCAGCCGGTCTTGGGGTCTTTGTCCCATTTCCAGCCATCAACCACATTCATGCAACACTTGCCGCATAGATCACATCGGACGACCTTGACCTCCCAAGGCTTGCCGGGGTACTTCTTGGCGCGCTCCTCAATACCGAACATGACGCGGATACACCTATGTTCATCCTCCTCCATCTCAGGGATTTCAACTTCTATCTTCATACTATCACATCCCCCATAACCGCCTTACCTTAGTGTAGTCACCCTTCCATTGGTCTAGTGCAAACTGCCATTCGGGTAGAGCCTTTCTGGTTGGGTAGTGGTGAGTCCTCTTGAAGCCCCGATGCTTGTGCGCGTACCAAGTGTTTTTGTTAAGCATCAACTTCCCGCCGGCTCGCCACGTCTTGAACAGCATCTCAATGGTATCTTGGTAGTGAGTTCCGTACCCGGCAGAATCAAGGCGACCTATTACTTCATCCCACCAACTACGAGGCATAACCCACATCGACCCCTGCATAGCCATGTTCTCGTCAAGCATGACGTGCCGGCGTTCCTGCGTTCTCGCCGTCCATCTCAGAGATGCAAACTTTTTGGGGCTTTCCTTTACGATTAGCTTCTCGTAGTAGATGGGTTCGGTGTCCATCACCGCCCAATTTTCGGGGTCGAGGAAATACCTTACCGCCGTTACGATCCAGTTGGGTTGCATACCCTCAAGGATAGCCTCGTCGAAGCCCTTCGCGAACATACAATGCTCATCGGTACGCATTATGTGTTCGCCCTTGGATGCTTCGATCCCCGCATTGATGGCTTCACGCATACCCTTATTCTCCTGGAGGTAGACGGGCCTAATTCTACTGTCCGACACAATGGGGGTCTTCGGTTCGTACCCATCGAAGACAGGGATAACCTCGAATTCCCCTGTAAAGTTATCGAGGATGGAAAGGACGGTGTTGTACAGATACTTATCCTTATAGGATGGGATTACAACCGAGAGCATTATGCCTTCTCCACAAAACAGATATTAGGATAAAAGGAAACCCCCTTGGCATCGTGGGGGGCCGTCATCATGTCCTTTACCTTGGCTAAGAACGTAGGCATGGCGGAGGTCTTTTCATACTTCTTCATATAGTTGATATGGTAATCTTCTAGCACGTATAAACCCCCTTCGTTGACGTGAGGCCAAAGAGCGTTAAAAGCGTTCTTCTGGGGATCTGGTATATGGAGTGCGTCGTCTACTATCATATCGAAGGGGCCATATTCCCGTCCTATCCGGTCTAAGAAACTCAAGTCTTTCTCATCGCCCTGAAAGATCTTGATGCGGTCCGTGTCCTTCATCCGCACTTCCAGGTCTATGCCATATATCTCAGCGTTGGGGAGAGCGGAGGCCCATAACTGCAAGGACTCTCCCCTCAACACTCCCAATTCCAAGACCTTGAGGGATTCTTCCAATCGACCCTGTAAATGCCTATCGTAATACGGGGTATAACCATGCACCCAATACTTATCCGTTGCCCTGTCATTCTTCTTCAAGAATTGCTTAACGGCGCAACCGTGGATAGTGTTATCCGCTACGGGCCACTTCGCCGAGGGAATGAAGCGCCTTGCCATCCATTTGTTTCTCCATATCCTTACGGGTATGGTCTCTATTCCTAATTGATAGAGGATTTCAAGCCTTCTATATCCCCTGGTAAGGATGGGGTGCCCCCCGTCCATATACATATCCAACGGAGCTTTTAAACCTTTCTCCCTAATATCTCTACATAGATTTTGGAGGTCAATAAAGAACTTCCATACATGCCGTTCCCCTTTGCGGTTGGGAACCATATCGGTCTGGACGGCGGGGTTGAGCCTCGAGACCAAGTAGCGGTAATACCCGGTCTTGCGAAAGTCTTCTATGGTGATGACCTCCCCACCTAAGATCCTCATAACTGTTTTAGGGAATACCTCTGTGAGCCATTGGATAGAATACATCTTATCCCTTTGAGCATACTGCATCCGAGTGTTCCTCAATTCCACTGTCTTATAGACCTTGCCCTTTGCAATCCAAGAGGTATCGATCTTGGCCAACCTCCGACTATAAGCGGCGGGTATTTCCATGACCTTCTTCGGGTCGGCTTTGATCTGCGTCTTGGCATACTCCTGTGAATGATAGATCATCTGTACCCTTCCCACCCCGGCAACGGGGCAAACTTATCCGCCAACCACTTAAGCGAATGTACTTGTAAGGGCCACCTGTTCTTCGACCATAGATTGATAGAATACTTCCTTGCTTTTTGCTGATCACTTCCTTTTATCTCATAGGGAAAACCCGGACCGCCACCGCCCCTGAAATAATGAGCGAACCAAGTCTTCTTGTTGACGACTTGCCTACCCCCGGAGAGCCATGCCTTTAATGCCAGTTCGACGCCCATCTGCCCCCAAGAGCCATGCCCCATGTCCATGCCGCCGAGTTCCCAAAACCGAGTCTTGTGCATAAAGAAGCAAGCACCCTGTCCGGTCATTACATCACAGATATCTCCCTGTCGCCAGGGAACCTTCTTGTAGACCTGATATTCTTTGGGAAATTCCTTGGCACAAGTACCATCCCAATAGTTATGACGTAAGGGTTTGTTCTTATCGTTGGGGCTCCGTATCCACATGAAGTCGGTTCTCTTGCGTAGCTTTGGCTCCCACTTCTCTACATCGAGGTTGTACATCCTCGGCAGGACGGTCCAATCCTTCTCACAGTCGGCCTTGAGCTTCACGTCGAAACCTTGATCGAACATACTATGGCCATCTGTCTTGAGAATATACTTGCCCGTAGCTACCCTAGCACCCTCGTTGATGCCCTGTCGTTGTCCTATGGCCTCTGTGTGGTGGATTAGAATAACTCTGGGGTCGTCTTTAATGGGTGGGTCCGGCCAATAGCCATCGAGTATTGCTATGACTTCAATATCTTCTTCGGCAGCCGATAAAATGGATTCAATGGTGGGCTGAAGGTATACCTCGTTGCGAGCTGGGATGATTACGGAAACTTTGTCTAGCATGTTTTTCCTTCCTAAGGTCTACAATCACGAGGCCACTTATCCTTAATATGCAGGGCTTCTTCAAGGCAGTCCTTCTCCTCCTGAAGCTCTTCATACTTGCGCCGAATGTATTCGTTCTCGGCCTCGGCACCATTGTATTTTTCATCAAGATACCAGATGCGAGCATCGATCTGCCACGAACGGGAATGAAGTGCGAGTTTGCGAGTCTCCCCTGCAACGCTCGCTACCTCCATATTGGTCTCGAATAAATCCTCCGTAGAGGCGAAGCGGTCATTAAGATGTGCGTTACCCTTGAAGGCAAGTACCACCACGCCGATGATAGCCATAAAAGTACCAATAAGTATCTTCATATTTGTAAGGTATTTTATCACTTCATCAACCGCGCTATGGTATCGTTCTTCTGTGACGAGCCCCTAGTGGAACCAAAATAAAAGGTTGTGACCTGCTTCATCTCGCTGAACAAATACCCCACGATGGTTCCGGCAAGTACTTTGTCCCCTGTCGCGGCATTGGTAAATAAAACCAACCCGGCAACGATCATACCAGCCGCTATAATGAGATAGCCCAGGGCCACTGTCGTATAGCTCTTGGTGGCTATCGCCATCTCGCGCGCACTGTCCCGGTCGTCCGCGTGGACTTTTTCGAGATCCACGTCAAGTGCCTTTATCCTCGCCTCAGCCTCCTTGAGCTTCACCAACTCCTCGGGAGTCGCCTTCTCAAGATAAGCCTCAACCTCAGCTTCCGTACCATCCGGCTTGCCCAGCAATGTCTCAGATAAAACCTTTATCCCCATCTTCACAAAAGGTCCCCCCGGGATGAGACTCATTGCAAGTTGGGGGGCTATCGCCTTGACGATTGACAAAAACTCTTTCTTCATACTTCCCTCCATATTCCTTTTTCGAGATAGCCGTGCCAGATACCCTCGGGCGGATAATCTATAAGTATAGATGGAGACACAGTGATCGTGCCGTCTTTGTGCTCCGTTACATCGTGGTTGGCTAAGGACCCGAGATGGTGCCCGGGGGGTCTACATTCCCATACACCGTCTACGCGCCTACCGTAATCACCTTCGGCCAGATTTAAATGGCCTTTCTCGTTCGGATATACCCTGCGCCCCTTCATATCCCTATCTTCCTTACGGTATCAATTCAAAGTGTGGTAGATCGTTGAAGTTTTGATCCTTGACCTGCGTATCCCCGTCCCAATCCGCACCGCATCTTATGTCTATCCCCATCCTGGCGGCCGCGCCCCGGACGAAACCCACGAACATATAAAAACGTTTTTCGTCTTTCCAGTCTATCGGATAGGGCACGACATCGACCGCAAGGCTCGGTGTTTGGTTGTGGAAGCTCTCAGGCCATTGTGCCTTGCTTCGACCACTTGCAAAGGCCATATTCTGGTCGTCCTCATTACGATGGCCACAGAGAACCGAACAGTCGAAATGCTTCACAACTTCCTTGAAAAGCTCTTGGAGATCCGGGTGACAAGTTGATAGATATAAATTGGACTTACTACCAAATTCAGGCATCACACACCCTCCTCATCCTTACATCCCAACCGTCCGGCTATCCTATCAGTGTTCGTTTGAACCCTATCAAGTTTTACATGAAGACCGCCGATGCTATTATTCATGGCCAACACCTCGCGATCGTGAGTGGCACAAGTTCGTTCAAACTCTTCGCGTGGAACGAATCTAACGTCGTTGCGCTCACCACATGCGATGACCCGTTTATCAATAGCCTTGACCTTAGAGGCATTGTCGTACTGAATATACGACACCGCAGCCAACCACGCAGCTCCTATCAAGCCGAGTAGTCCTAATAAAATCTTCAAAACATACGGGTCTTTTCCAGGATTCATTGAACCCTACTCCTTAAAAGTTTCCCGTATCCAATTGCCTCTGCAACCTAAGCGTGGTTTCGACATCAAGATCAGGCTTGACGTACTCCGCGTCAAGCGCGTCCTCTACGACCTGTCGCCTCTCGGCTAGAGTAACGACGGAGGAATCAACCCTTAATCCTGTCGTCTTGTCTCCCCGCCACTTATCTATTGTTGCCATATCGGGGAGCGCAGCCTGATCCATATCGTCAAAGGGAAGGCCCTTAAGAGGGTGGGGAACAACTGTAGTGCTTCCATCCGGGTTTTTGATTTCACTATCTCTCGTAGCTTTTTGGGCTACCCTATTGAGAAAATCTTGGTCGGACTCTCCCCCTCGTCGAGCCTTCGGTGCCAGCTGGACTATAGCCACCGTTCCATCTGTCCTATAAATAACTCTACATTTCATTATTGACCTCCTGTAGCCATTAGCATAATTAGAGAGGGATCGCCAACTGTTCCCGAAATATTTATTGTCCGAAAGTTATAAGTTCCAACCGCTAAGGTTACAGGTTGGATTATTTCAAAGTTGGCGCCCGCATTACCTGCAACAACGTAAAAGATATTGGCGAAATCCGTATCCCAGGTTATTGTATAATTTCCCGCACTATTACGAACAACACCTGTTACATTAAAGCTATCCCTAACAATAGCAGTAGCCCCCTCAAAATGAATCCTAGCTTTGGGTATATTATCTTTAACAAGCGTGTTGACATCCGGGGGCGAAGCCGCATCTCCCGTAAGGGTAAGGCTTTTCGCCGTTACTGCCCCAAGGATACCGACTGTAACGAGATTAAAACGATCATTCGCGACATCAAATATAATCGCGGTTGTATTCCCGGTTATTATCTCGCCACCTGTCAAGGCCGCACCATCAAGGAATATATTTTTATCCCCAAGACTCTCAACGTTAACGGTAGAAGCTCCGGTATTTGTATTTGTAGGAACAAATCTGAATGTCATATTATCTTCGTAATCGGCTGGGGCGGGATTATTACCTACGACATCTAAGACATAGGCGTCGGCAGCACCTGAGTCATCAAAGACAAATCCGGAAAGGACTTGATGGAGTATGGCTTGAAGGTACTGAGATGAGTTTTTATCCAGAGCGGTATCGGTATTGCCTGACGCAACTATATTAGCGGCTTGAAGTAATGCCTGTTGAAAACCGAAAATATCATCGGCTCGCGTTAAATTGTAAGGGGTACCGTCGTTAACTCCGGGGGCTGTTTCGTTTTTAGAACTTCCGAGAGGAAAACTCGCGGTTGCTGCTGTTATATTTGGCGCAAGTTCTACATCGGGTCTGATAGCCATTTAATCCTCCCTATGCGTAATCGATTAACATTCCAAGCCATTGTTGAGTGGGGCATATTTTAAGACATAACGTCTCAAATTCATTTCTACGACTTGCCGATACTATAGCATGGTCGGGAAATATTTGTCCACTGATATATAAAAAATAAGGCCATTTTGTAGTATCGGTCGGTATTATATATGTCTTGAGTCGGTAAATATTGAAGGCGCCCCCGTCTTGGGCTTCCGGATTGCCATCATTCATAGCTTCGGCGCCATCCCCTATTTGATCTCTAACAAAAAACTTATTAACTAAAACAAAACCCGTAGGGTCAATAGAGGCGCCATCGTTTGCCTCTAGGTTGCCATCGTTGGCTTCTAACGTGCCATCCCCCATAATATACTTAATTATACCCCTACCATCATTCAAAAATGTAAAAGGATTTCGGACAACGGGGGGTTCTGTGATAGGTAACTCCCACCATTCATGTATGAATACATCAAAACCAGCTTCTTGTAGTGTATCTTGAATATATCGTGGGCTTTGACCTCCCAGCGCTTTCCACACGGCATCGAGCCTGTCGCGTCGTTCTTGTTCCGACATAAAAGTATTGGGAAGCGCAAACTGGGTATCCCATGCGTCAAGTTCCCTTGTAGTATCGGGGAATATATCAAGCCATACAAGATCAAAAAAATCTCTAATATCCAAGGGTAAGTCGGTAAGGCCCTCGAAAAACTGACGTAATTGTTTTTCAGTCGTCAGTCGCCATGCACGGGCATTAGGTAAAAGATGTTGATATATTCTTAAAAACATTATATAAAGGTTGTCCCCGTTGATTTGGCCTTTTCACCCTGGCCAAGTATATAAAGTTCAATACTCCCGCCTACGCCGGTCGGCGCAAAAGTAACCGTTGTAAAAGTTCCGTTGACACTCGTGACAATATCTTCGATCAAACCTATCAAGGCGCTCCGGGTTATACGATCCTTCCTCGGCGCAATCGTAAGGCCATCGACAAAAGGTTCAGCCGCCAGAAAAAATTCTGTAATCGCATCTGTTATGTCGCTTTGAACTTGCGATGGATTATCTACTGATAAATCCGAAACTACCGTATCAAATCCTGTTCGAGTAATCGGAAAAACATTTACAAAGGCATTAGCCGGTCGTCTTGTGGCCAGACCATTTTCGTCAAGTTCGATAGAATCGGCTACTGCTTGAAGTTGAGTGCTAGTCGGTATACCATCCGGGTCCCCGGAACTCGCTACCGTCGCCTCGACATAAACATCAACCTCCCCTGGGTCGTTCCCGGTATAAGGAAAAATATTGACAATCCCAGCAACCTCTTCTCCCCATATTTCGTAATCAGCAGTTGCGCCCCCTTGAGGACGTTTTTGAAAGCGATCTATTATCCTTTGACGATAGACCTCTGTATCCTCTCCGTCGGCCCCCGTAACCACTTGAGAGTCCACAACGGCATCTCTGGCCACATTTGCCAAGGGATTGGCAAAAGAGACTATATCGCCGGGTTCGAGATTGCCTATCGCTCCTGCACCCCCCCCGCCGGCTTGATCGGATACGGCCCTAATAGTCGCCTGTACCGTAGCGGCATCCAATAGGACCGCACCTATCGTTATGTAAGTTACACCATTATCGGCATTGATTAACTGCGACCCCGAAGGGAGCGATCCCACCTGATTTTCAACAGTAATATCAATCAGGAGCTCGGCTTGTGTCGCTGCCGTAGGATCACCAACACCGATGAGACGGCCCCAGGCGATGAGTGGCGATATCTTTATACCGTTAACCGTAGTCTCGTTTATCGAGGCGGTTGATACAAATATTTGTAGGAACGTAAAACCGCCATACTTATAGAGAAGAATAAAGACAGCCGCAAGGGTTTTAGCCAAAACCCTTAAAAATGATTTAGGAAACAACGGTATTGTCTGATTCAAGGTTGCTTCTAATTGCGCTATAATATTAGCGCTTATTTCTGCCGTGGTAGGTGTTTGTAAACTCATTGCGTCATCGCCCTCCAATTTTCTACGAAAGTGAATTGACTTTCCTCACCAGCGGCCTCTATCGTAACCACGATTTGTAGCCGATTAATACCGGGTATAGTTGCCTCGACTTGAACCGAGGATGCAATATTTTTATCCAAGAACCATTGAAGGTCCCGCTTTGCCGCTTCTTCTACACGAAGTAAATTTGAAGAGGTGGCGGCAAGAGCTTGTAATAAATTCTGTGTCTCACTGACATACCTTGAAACGGGGTCTACTTCGTTTAGATTAGCCCACCAGGTCAAGGCATTATCTTGGCTACCATTATCATCTTCGTTGCCTCCGAATAAAGAAAGATATGCGGCAGTTTCAAAACCACCCGTCATATTCACCACACCACCCGTAACGGTTATCTCACCGTCGTTATCAGTCTGAAATAATAAAACATCCCCTTGTTGCGCCATAGTATCCTCTATACGGGGGGTCCCGTATTGCCCGGGCCCGTTGTTACACCGGAATGAATGTGAGTATCAAGACTTCTGCCTAACGCCGTCACTACATCCCCGAGTGCTGTTATAGTGGCCCCGTTTACCACGAAGTCACCACCGACTTCCAACTCAAACGAACCTGCTGAATTTTGGCCTATGATAGAACCATCGGCTTTTAATTCAAAAGAGCCGTTAGCATTACTTATTAAAACCGCGCCATCGGCCTTTAACCATACTTCATTGACTTGTGTTCCGCTGGATGCGTCACGACCGTAGATACGTTTCTCACCCGCCTCTGCCTTTGGCTCGTTTATTGGATCGGCATAACCCACCGGGACCTCACCGCCGCTTCGCTGTATGGCGATTGTTACCGCGTAATCCGTAGTGAGAGGAAAAGAATCATCTCCAGCATCGGCGAAATGCTCACCGGTTATATTCGAGCCGCCACCCGGGTCCATCTTAACATCGGAGAATCGGATACCATTATTAACCACACGGATGAATGATAATACTCTCGCTATCAATCCCACGGCAAAGTCTCCGGTATCTTGCCATTAAAAGAACCTGGCAGTACAAGCCTTAATTCGGCCGTCTCACTAATCGGAGTACGGAAAAAAGATACTGATCGGATTATAAATTCATACTCCGAATATATCATGGCTCCCGAAGCAATTAAAGTAACGGTCGTATTGGGGGCCCATAGATTACCTCCGCTATCACGCCAAGTCGTAACCGATACTGAATACGATATGGCATTGGCAAACATATAACCGGCCTTTGCCTCAACAGCGGCCTTTATATCACCACTCTTCGTATCATCGGCCCTGAATGTAAAAGGTCTTATAATTCCTTTCAACCTCGGATTTTCTACCGTGTATTGCGACCCATCGACTCCCACCCCCGCGGGTTGCAAACCTGTAATATGACTATAATATGCCTGCGGATTGAATTGAGGGGTAATGGTTGTTATTGGAGGAAAACCCTGCACCCACCTAGATACGGGTTTTCCGGAAGCCACGGACCGTTGGAATAATAGCTTACCTTCAGGGGTACTCGATACCACAAAGTTGCGTTGACGAGCGAGTTCAGAAAGAAATTGAAAAACCTTTTTTGTAGGCTCGGCTGCCACGCGGTCGAATACGGGTCCTTGTTGTTCGGTGAATTCAACCGATATACCAAAATATGCCGCGACCGCCTTTGCAATATCCCGGAGTCCTTGACCATTGAATTCAAGAGGAAATGCACTCGCGGGAATAACACAGTCATTCAAAACCCCGGGGATCGAATATCCACTTACGGCAACGGATTTTCTGTCAGCAGTCAAATCCGGTATCGGTGTCAACATTATACCCTTGAATAATGCTTCACCGCCCACGGTTACAGATACGGCTTTATAACTGAATGGTAGAAAGATATCTCTAAACGCCCTATTATCAACTTCAAGAGGCGCCGTGAATTCAAGGGTATCCATACTATCGATTGACCGCGTAATCCTCACGCTCTCCCAAAATCTGAATCGTTGATTATCAATACTCAAAGCTACTTCATTTTCCGAATCGGAGGGGGATTCGGGTATTATTATCTGCGACGAATCTGTTTGCGCGGCTATGAATATGATTGTGCCCGGGGTTAAAGGCTCTGATACCCCCGGGTTGACGCTCGCAAGTAATCCTGCCTCGGTCTCTATCCCGTAGACCTTGCGGGATATCGTCGCGAAAGTATCACCGGCTATGACGGTATACTGGGTCACACGAAATATCTAACCTCTTTGCCCTTTGGCAATTCCAGTATTTCAGTACCCGTAAGGTTATTAGAGGCTATAAAAAAATCCAGTTGTTCATCGACAACGCCATAGAGTTCCGCAACTACATCAATGATGGTCCGGTCGTGTGTTAAAACGATACTTCGTTCTTGTTTGAGACTGAAAGATATTTCTACAAGAAAGCCTGCTGTTAAGGCTACGGCTTCCTGAAACTGCTGATAGGCGCTCCCTGTATCTATCAGATCAAGGGATTCATAATTTGCATCGCGCCAAACCGTAACGGTGTTGGCTAAATTAAGTATTTCTTCGGCTGCCGATAATGCCTCTGTCTTAGTCTCAAATTGATTATTGACCACTGAGACAATGGCCCCTGTTACTAAAGTCGATACGAACAAGTCATCATTCTGAAAAGCATTTGCCTCTTGTGAATCATTACCCGGGGTTCGTATAGCATTTTCACCCGTAATAATAGTATTAACAAGATTGGAATAGGCATCAAGACGAGCCCGGATACTTGTATCCGCCCTTGCCGGGGTCTGTAAAAGTATCGTAGTCTGAAAGGCAAGAGTGAGAGGATCTTGTATGAGTATATCGATGCCGGTATTTATGGAATCGAATACGGCATTAAATTTCCGTTGTACATCATCTTGAGCATTGGCTATATTCTGTAACGCACTCTGTGCTATATCCAAAACCAACTGATACCGATTTTTTAAAGTAACCTCTTCGGTAACGGTATCAATATCCAATACCTCTTCAAACTGTTCTGCCTCGGCCGTATTATATTCATCGACTGCCGTTAAGACCTCGGAGCCGGGATCGGTTTGAGCCGAAGGGAAGAGAAGGTCTATCGTCTCCCAAAACGTAACTTCGAGAACCGCCTGGTTAGCTGCTGTTTTCAGATCATCCCGGCGGCCAATAATTCCAAAAGGTACGACATCGATAGTCCCATATATCGGATGTTCCAACTTGCCGCGTCCGGGTTCGGCCAGACCATCCTCAAAAGTTGTTGCTTCGAGATCGTAATCATCCCCACTGAAAAATATACGGAGAGGGAGGCGGCGCCCACTACGTCCGTTATCTTGTATAAAAGTACCTATGGCATCGGGGAACTCAAAAGCACTCGTCTTCTTGTTAAAACTTTTACGAACATTTTCGTAAACAAAAACAAGTCTTTGTCCCGATGGTGTAGTATAAGCGGCTTCAGATAATCTATCTTGCCATGACATTTAGAACGCTCCTGATTCGGCTAACTTGAGTCTAACACCCGAAGCTCGACCCTTTTCAACGATATCCGCACGACCGTTCTCGTCTTTAATATTTATATCCACAGTGCTTGTTTCCCTGCGTTCCTCTATGGTTTGAGCTACCCGGGCTTGTGGTGTTACTATACTCGGGGCTTCTCCCTCTCCGGCCCTCTGTGCACCCTCTTCGCCGCCTCCGATAAGACCAAGAGCCCGTGCCGCTCCGAGTATGGAAGAAAAACCACCTATGATGTTTCTAAAAGGTGCGCTTAGAAAACCGAGTGCGGTTTTTATTTTAGCGACCGCCGATGTAATGGTAGCCACTATATTATCCCAATTCCTAATCAAAAGAATTCCTAATCCAATCAAGACGGTAACAGCCAGGATGACAGCACCTATTGGATTGGCAGCCATAATTATATTAAAACCAGCCATCGCAATCTTTGCAATCCCTATTGCAATATTGAAAGCGAATATTGTAGTGTTAAGGAGAAACAATCCCACGGTCCATGCAGTTGTGAGGACAGATACCGTAACCATAATAATTTTCAGCGCAATAAATGTACCTATAAGCAACCCAAATACACCGAGCACTCCCTTACCCGCCCGTAACAGGCCGTCAATCAATTCAGTGGCAAGTGCGTCATTTGCATTTATCGCGGTATCGACTATCCTGACAAAAGATGTCATGCGTTCGATTACACCCGCAAGAGCTACGTTCTTTAAAGAGAACAAAGTTATTTTTAACCCTTCGATTACAGATGTCAAGGCGTTTATACGACCTTGAAGAGTATCGCGTATCACGCTTGCCATTTCACTTGTGGTCCCTGCCGCACCTTTTAGTTCTTTTCTAAAAGCAGCTATACTCGTCGTACCTTCTTTCAACTGTACATTTAAGCCAGACACTGCTCTTGTACCGAATACAGTACCAAGCGCGGCCGCTCTTTGAACTTCACCGACACCTACAAGACCCTTTTCAAAGTCTTCCATGATGTCCAGAATGTCTCTGAAATTACCTTCGCTATCGGCTACGTTTACACCCAAGGATTTCATTACTTTGGCCGCCTTACTTACGGGATTACTCAATCTAAGAACAGTATTCCGTAAGATCGTTCCCGCCTCCGCACCCTTAATACCTGAGTTTGCCATAACTCCCATCAAAGCAGTAAAAGATTCCATTGACTGGCCGGCGGCTGTAAAAGCTGGAGCACCTTTTACTATACCTTCAAATAAGGTCTCTATGTCGGTATTGGTACGAATGGAAGTAAGGGCGAGTACATCATTAACACGGGCAAGATTTTTGGCAAGTTGTGCGCTGTCTTTCGTTGCCAATCCAAATGCGCCCACTGAATCAGTAGCAATGTCAGAAGCGCGCCCCAAGTCTATTGCGGCGACAGTTGCCAAATCTACAACCCCGGGAAGAGCGGCCATTGCCTGCTCGACGTTAAACCCGGCAAACGCAAGGAAATTAAGACCCTCGGCAGCTTGAGTAGCAGTGAATTCTGTTGTAGCTCCGGTTTTGCGCGCTATGTCCTCGAGCTGCTTAAATGCCTCTGTGCCTTTACGAATTTTCCCAGGGAATTTTACCGCCGCACTGACAAGGGTCTGCTCAAACTCAGCACCGGTACGGATAATATTTCCCATAACCAAGCCGAGAGAAAGAAGGGCAATAGTACCTATTACGGTTGCGCGCTTGAGACCACTACCAAATTTACCTACCGCTCGATTAGCCGCACGAAAACCACGGCGCATACTACGCGTAAATTTATTTACTCTGGATTGCATCTTCCTAACCGGCGCCGTTACACGATCAACCGCACGAAACACCGATTCGATGCTAAATCTACCTGCCATTGTGCAACCTCACAACACGCTTATCCTAGGGGCCAAATAAGACCCCAACAGCCCGTCACGGCCCATATATAAAGGATTTAGCCCTATCCTAGACCCCCAAGGAACCGTTGTAATCCTTTAAATTATAAAAAGGGGGCCACGGGATAACGCTGTTTACGTTTTGCCTCGTGACCCCTTCACCTACCTCGCCTTTGATTTCGGCTTGGTATGTTCTTTCAATTCACTACGTAGGCCATCATAAAAAAATCTTATCTCGCATGCCGTTAAAGTCCTGGGATCTGGTAAGCCCGGGTAGTCCCGGCATATCTGCAACAACATCTCAGTATAAGCAGGAACTCTATAGTGGCCTTCTTCGTCTTCGCCCTTTCTTACAAGGGGTGTTACTACGATGCCAAAAAAAGGATAGCCACCCCATAGCAAAACTTCACATCCCGACCATCCATGTTAGAGAAAAACTTAGGGGCTTGCTTTGTCATTGCGCCCATGAAGGCGTTTATCTTGCCGATATTCTGACGATCCTTAAAGCTATCCATTGACGTGTAGGCGGTTCCACGTGGCACCCGAAAATGTAATGTAGCAGTATCGCCTCTGGGATACTTTAGCGTATAATGAATATCGCCAGTCTCATCGACCGTTGCGTGCCCGGCTATGATTTGGGTAACTATGCGTCCTTTTTGCTGGTCAAAACTTTCTTTATCTTCGCCAGACATATTGTCAGTATTGACATCTATATCCCATGCCCTGGTAAATCTTTCAAACTCTACTTCGGCCACATCTCTTGATATTTTTTCCGTTGATATTTTTTCCGTTTCCATAACAACCCCCGTGTTTAGATTTAGGTACGCGGTATGGTGGATTCGGACCCACGTTCTTAGTAAAAAAAATGGCCTAAGATGACAAACACGGCGGGCTATTATCTCCCTTGCCTGCGTACCCTTTACGCCGCATACCGCGTTTCATTATTACTGCTTTGTGAGCAATCCCGGACCCATCAAGTTCACTGCTGCCGTGGCATTCTGGCTGCTCACTTGCATCTCGCCCGTAATCTGCGCCGTCCCCTGATAAACCTCACCCGAGGCATACGTTATTGCTATGGCAAAAAAGGAATTGCCATCTGCAAGCGCCTGTAAAAACTCGTGATCGCCGTTAGTGTCATCAATATCAAGGGTTAGACCATCGAGCACGAGAGGCACTCTTGTCTTTATCATCCGCGCTGTGCCGTCACCATTGGCCTGTACTTCGTTTTCAAAACCCCCGAGCTTACGTTGGGCCTCCGCGTCAGCAGCCACAGAAAAAGTGCGGCCGTCCAGGGTAATTGATTCAATACTCCCGCCTACGCCCATAACAAACCTCCTTTAAATTAAGCTATTACCGACTGTACGCCGAAGAAGAAGCCAAAATTCAAGGTGATACTTATGATATTCGTGTTCCCCGAGAGTTGAACCGTAACCTCGACATTCAACCTCTTGGGGTTGCCGCTATCTATTTCCGCCGTTGTAGCCGCCTTAGCCGTCGCAGGATCGCTGATTATGGCACTCAGGCCCAGACTATCCAGCATTCCCGCAATAACCGCTACGGCACTCTTGGGCTTCTTTGCCGCCGGGTTTGTGGTGGGTTGATCATCGGGAATAAGCGGCGCACCATCCCATTCTACTGTTGCGAAGATAAGGTCGAGGTTGAAGATGATCTGTTGAAGTTTGACTATATCGACGACATACCTGTAAGCCGGCGTTGGATCGCCTAGAGGATGATAGAAGGTGACGACATCGGCGATATTCACCACGCCGTCCTTGACTGTGATTGAGGAACTACCCTTCTTTATCGCCTCATCCCGGTCGGCAAAATTCCATTGGTCACCATCCGCGCCAGGTGTCAAACCCGTAGCATCCTGACTGCCGTAATCCCGTGGAGGATTGTTATTGGCCACCACGACTATCCTGGCAAGCTGTCTGGCTGCCGTAACAAATGGAAGGTCGTTGCTGCCGGGGGCCACAAGCTGTGCGTTCGTCCGGTCGGTTGTACGCACATCCGACACCGCTGTCGCATTTGCTACGGTTGTGGCCGTAATGCCTGTAAAGACTACGAGGGGCTTTCTTACGAGCTCGCCCCATCGGCCTTCGCCGAAGACATCATATTTATCAAGGGTCGTGGTATCCGCCAGGTCCATACAGTTGAGGACCATCGTCTCCCAGATGTTCCCTACTTGACTAAGGGCATCATCGACATCGGGGTTGACAGCACCACCGACCGGCTGGGTTATGGCGAAAACTATACCTGGGTCGGCAGATTCAAGAACCTCCACGAAAATATCATTAGCGCTAGTACCCTTCCATTTGGAAGTCAATGCCACATCGGTAGTATTATCTACGGCGATGACCGGCATCTCCAGAACGGCGTTAATAGCCGCCGTCATGGCCGCTGCGATGGTAGCCACGGTATCGACATCCGAGATAACGAACTCTTCAGAATCGATATTATTTACCCGGACCTTGATAGAGGCGGTGGCAGTGGGAGGGCCCGATGGTGTGATGTCGCCGGTTGAAACTACGCCGGAACCGTCATCCTCAAGAGGGTATATCGTAACCGGGATAGTCCCCACCCCATCGCCATTGATCGGCAAAAGTTGTAAGACCGCGAGATGAATAGGTGAACCGAAACCGTATATTGTAGCCGCCTCGTTTGCACTCGTCACCTGTCTCTTTGTAGTCGAATAGACTGCCAAGCTCGTGCCCTGGCCTATTACCGCTACCCTCTGGGGAAGAAACAGGATATTGTCCCCACGAAGGTTCTTGAATACCGTATCTATACCTACTACCCGTGCAACCGCACTTGCATCTATAGCCACGTCAGACCTCCTTTATGGTAATGGATATTCATAAGTGGTTTGCAGTACAATTTCCCCGTCCTCTGTACGTTTAACGTCTACCACAACTTTTTCTAAAATCTCAGCGTCTACCTGTGGCGAAAATTCGTTGAATAAAACTCTGAGTGCAATCCGCGCACCCACTATATGTTGAATGGCCTGATTATCTATCTGAGGCTGAAAAACCGTTATCGATTGAATCCACCTCTGCCATACAGTCCCGCGTAATTGTAAGTAAGTATTAATGGCCGCCATTAAAATATTACGTACAAGACGGATAGTTCTCTGTACTTCAAATGCTGCCTCTTTATCCCCCGGGGTATGGCCTCCAGCCGAAACATCGGCGCTTACACCTACCCCATAACAATCAAGATTATAAATAGCTTCATGCGCCTGTCTTTCGACCGTATTTCCCTTGTTCTCTGGAAAGCTGCCGTTATCGTACCAGACATTTACGAGAGGACTTAGATCCGTGGCATTCGTAAGGTTTAAAAATTGCTCCCAAGCATTAGATCTCTCTGTAAAAATTCTGAGCTTCCAATCAAGCGGGTCCTCGGCGGCCGCCGTGGCCAAGGCCATTTGGTTTGCTACTTCGGTTACGAGAATAAGTGCAATTTGATCTCTGACAATCTCAAAGGTATCTTGCTTTAAAATCAGAGTATCTATTACTTCTGTCATGGTTTATATAATTCTAAAATACAAGTAACTATCCCGAGAGTGCGATCAGGATTAGACCTTTGGACTTTAAACGTAAAAGGATTACCATTTATGTCATCGAATGAAACTTGCCACGGCTTACTCGTAGCATTTGCAATCCCTTCCGGTAGTCCTAATCCCGCCGCAGTCAAAGAGGAGATTCTAAGGGCTACCGATACAATACGACCACTTACCGCTTGCCCTGTATCCGGATCTATTACTTCGGATATATCGTTAGAAAACCCGGTTAAATTCCCTACCGTTCCCGAAGGGTCTGTGACCGTGATAGGCCAGCCAAAGCCGGTAGTGCCATCCTCAAGAATACCCGCCAAATCGGCTTCGGCTGTTTCACGTAGACCCGGACTCATGTGGCAACTACCATACCATCCTCTTCAAGTTTCTTGAGGACGGTATCACCATTAGGCCCAAAATATTTAGGGAATACGGGTTCCCCAGGGCCGAGGATGCCTTTACGGGAAGTAATAGCCTTACCCTCCGCAACGACATAGGGGGCTTCTACGACATCCTTTTCAGGCTTTGCCGATGGGCTCGTACTCGGTGAAGTTGATACGCTGGGGCTTGCCGATGGGCTTGTGGATGGCGAAGCACTCGGCGGCTTGTTTTCAGCCTGATGTTTTTCCCATGCCTCATCGCGTTCATCTCCGGTAATCTCGGCAATGCCTGTTATGGCTTCCAGAGACTCCACGCGAGGAAGACCGGAAGATGTATAATCCTCTTCGGATAAACCGTCTATACCCTTGACGATCTGTTCTATCCTTGTCTCGGCTGTTGATGTCTCGGTCATTGGTATCTTACCTCCTATATAAGTGGAATATTCTCCTTTAGAGTCCGGTATCCAGACAACCGAAAGTATCTATAGCCGTAGGTATCATAAGCGGCCTTGAACCTACGCCTACGGAAAGGTTTTCGCCCTGCTGATCAACCCATCCGTTAACGAACATATCCATGCCTCCACGCTGGTTGGATATCCTCGGCGGAAGGAATGGAAGCACACGTGGATCGGGGGGCACGATCCTCGGAATGGCCCCAAAGGTAGCATCCATACGGGCCCCGGAATCCCTGACGACGACCTTTTCAGGAGACAGGAAGCGAGTTGATACGCCGGTCTGGGGGTCTTTGTAGCGGCCGCTGTATATCCACATCTCAAGGCGGCAATCGCCTACCTCGATAAAGCCCACGAACTTGGCACCGTCCCCTCTGGCTTCGGGAGCTATGCCACCGAGAACCATACGTCTGTTGTCAAGCAGGGCCTGTATGGTTGTGTCTTTCTGAAACTCGGTCCAGGCATCGGCACCGAAGACAGCCTGATCCGCCATTGCCAGGCCGTCCTGACGAATGACATCGCAAAGGTTCTCAAGATCGGCCAACTTCGTATTACCAGCCGTGTCCCATGCGATCGCCGATGTCGGAAGGTGAGTCGCTTTCGGCTTGTAGTCAATCGTATACAGGGTAACGCCTGCCGAATCTACGAGATCCACAACGCCGGTCTGTAGGACCTGTGAAGCCTGTAACTCTATCGCTCTCCTGATCTTCCTCTCGGGCTTCGGCAGCGCCTGCATAATCCTTGCAGTCAGCCGTGCCTGGAAGGTGGTATCGGCAAATGGGTTATCGCCGGCTATACGCTCCAAAAGCGTATTGGCATTGATGGTAATGGCCTCTTTATGTATCGGAGGCTTAAACGACTTATTGGTGTAGATATCCGCCGCGTTCATGCGATAACCGGTACTTATATCGGTTATCACGATCGAAACATCCTCCTCGCTCCTCACGATATCTATCTCTACTTCTTCGGTATCGTGGAAGTTACGGGGGGGACTTGCAAACATCGCCGCGAAAAACCCTGTGGGGGGGGCCGTCTGAAAATACGCGGCTAACATACGCTTGGTCGCTGAAGTGCTCATAATTTTTAATTCCCTCCTATCCTCGGCGCGGCCGAGTTATTTACTGGTTGTCCTGGATATTCAGTTCGTCTACGTTGACTGGGGTTATCCCGAAATCCCTGAGTTGATCAAGTACCGCATTGTCGATATTGCTGCCGTCTCCATCGGCATCGATGATGAGCTTTTCCTTGCGAACCTCTCCGCTTATCATCGACCGAATAGCCTCGTCGCCGGCCCCTGCAGCTATAACATCGAAGGTAAGAACGGTCTTGGGTATACCGTTCTCGTTTGTTGAACCACCCTTGACAAAGGGTACGAGCTTTAACGATACGCTATCGCGCGCAAGTATCGTTCCGTCAACTACTGTCCCGGCGCCGGTGAAAGTGAGAAAATCATCCTTAAACTCGGGGTTGCCGAGCACAACGGAACTCAGAGCGATATTATTTACGGTCAAGTTTGTCATTATGCCGCACCTCCCGCAGTCTCTTCATAACCCAGTTCCTCGCAAACAACGTCGGCGACCGTATCCGCCGCATCCTTGCCATCCGTTCCCTCCGCGCCCTTAAGAACCTTATCAGCCTCGGCATCATCGCCTGTACGATCGCCGACGTCCTTTCTGTTCATGGCCGCGGCCATATAGGTAGCACTCATGGCGGCCGTCATTTCGGTCCCGTCTTCAACCGCCTTCATAGCGGCCTCTATTGCCCCGGCCTCTCGACCGAGGATAAGATGCGCCTTTGCGCGATCGCGCTCCTTTGCCACTCCCAACTGTACCGCCGCCTCGTAGACAGCGGGATGGTCTTGTTTCAACATCGTTAAATCCATAACCCTACCCTCCTTATTAGCATTGTTTGGTTCATCTTCTTTTTCTATCTTCGTTCTATATCTGTCAATGTGCCTCTGTACTTTAGCGCGATCAGCCGCAGGGATTTGCACCCGCTGTCCTCTTGCTCCGGCCATCGCACCGTTTGCCGCGAATACCCCGCGCCGAATCGCTTTTATGCGGCCATCAACTATATCGACAAAAGGTAATTTATAACTCCCAAATTCATCTGGAGCTTGATTATCAAACCAGAAAAAACCATTTCTGTATGACCTTGAGGGTTTCTCAGTTGAACCCGTATGCCGTCGCAATCGCCTCACTGCGGCTGTTGCATCCCATCGTCTATCTTCTGTGGGATAATCTTTAAATGGTGGAGTGGCACCAGCCATTATTTCCGTATCATCGGCAAGACCTGTAATATCAGAATCAGGAGAAGTTGCTATTTGCAATCCTTCCAGTGCGATTGAATCTATCATACCGCGCTTTAATGCCTCGCGCGCAAGAAGTGTGGCGCCCTCTCCAAAATCGGCATTAACATCATTGATAGAAAATGATTTGCCCGTTGCGGCGCTACGGCCTGTTGCTATGGCCTCTACAAAAATTTCGTGAATTGCATCAAGTTCTTCTTTTACTACTGCCACGCCTTCGGCAGTAGTAACATCCGGTCTTTTCTTGGGGGCTGGGGTACTTGTAATAGTCACCCTGTTTTCTGATACCGGAATATTAACGGCGATACCGATACTACCTACAGATACCGCATGATTAGATGCTATAATTTCATCTGCCTGCGATGCTATGGCAAACGCAGCGGAAGCCGCGAGATTTGACACAACTGCTTGAATAGGTTTTTTGGTTTTAGAAATTGCATTGAGAGTATCAAAGAGACCATCTATAAGACCTCCGGGGCTGTCAATGGCGAGAATTATATTAGAGATTGAATCATCGTTTTCTGCGGCGGCGATCGCAGTTATTATCTCGGGATACGTAGTATTGCCTCCACCGAAAAGCATGGCAAGAAAACTGGGAGTATTTGTTAAAGTGCCTTTGATTTCTATCTGAGCCCTATCACCGACCACGGACATAATAGCCGGTGTAGTGCCTGCCAGGGCTGCCTCATGTCTGGCAATGAAATCAGCCTGTTGTTCGGCAGTCGGCACCACTCCCGCCTGTTCGGCTTTTTCTATCCGTTCTTTTATTCCAGTTTCAAGTAACCACATAATGCACTTACCTTACAATAGTTTAAAATAGATTGCAACCTTTTTTAATCGAACTTTTTAATCGAATTCTACCCAACTCATATTAGAAAAAATATCAGCTGCCGGACCTGTTAAAGATGCACCCCTTATCAAAAATACTTCTGAATTAGTCGAATCTATATTTTGTGTTAAAACCCGGTGTTGATCTAACTCGTCACCTTGAACGACATTCGGAGCCCCGCCTTTTCCGGCTTGCCCCGCCGCAATATATCCCTCGTCTATCTTATGGCTGGGATTCCCGGTTATTACCGTAATATCTGTTGAAAATTCCGCCGCACTTCCTCCGCCTACATCGGTCCATGTAGCTGTAATGCCAGTTGGATCGTGAAGATGAGCTATATCAAAGTGAACGGCGTTATCATTGGCAAAAACGCCAGCACTTGAAAGCCGTATTGTTTTTCTATTGGGGCCACCCCCGAAAGTATTTTTAAGTCTTACGGCAAGAACAGGCACGTCCGCTGTTATCGATCTTGGTGTAGTCTCAACCGAAACACTATAACCCACACCTGTCAATTTCTCACCGCCTTCACTCATAACTGCGGTACAAAATTCTTTCAATACGTTCGTAGAGGCGGTATCCCCGGTGTTTTTTATCTCATAGAAAACCGGAAGGCTGGGGGTTGACATAAAGACTGTATCAAGAATATCAAAGAACCGGAATTCATGGGCCGTGAACGGAATGCCATCTACAAAAAGACCCATCCGTATAGGACCGGCCCCCTGCCATGCAAAATCAGTAAAAAGAAATAGGTCCTTTGTCGGATCAAGAGTTTTCTTGGAAGGACCTTTGCCATCAAACTTATCAATGTTCCAAGCAGCTTGTTCTGTCGGGTTGTCTACAACAGATCCACTCGTTTTTGTTCTGCGGATAAACCTGAGACCTGAAAGAGTCTGATTTAGAAAAAGACCGTTTTCAAAATTACCATAACCAACAGTACGTTCTACATTTGCAACGGCTGCACCTAACAAAAAGGTTTGAAATATCGCATGTCCTGTCCCGGGTACATACGAAGTATAGATATGTGATATTCTGACTGCACTGTCACCATCGCTTTGTCCTACCTGGAGTATAACAGCGCCGTTGTCTCTATCGTGAGATATCGCACTCCCGGTGCCTACTGTTGATATTGTAGCCGTAGCCCCTGAAGTTCCACCCGTAATCGTTTCGCCTACTTCAAAATCATCGTGGTTGACAATATAGGTAACGGTCAAAGCGCCGGCATCAACCGCCGTAACCGTTCCCACGGTGCCACTTGTGCTACCCGTAATAATTTCCGAAACCACAAAGGGACCGCCTGTAACGGCGCCATGTTCGATGATGGCACCGGCAATCGGTTCTTCCCATAAGTTCTTATTTCTATTATGGATATTCTTATTGGCAAAAAGGGTGACGGGATTAGAGATTCTTTGTCTACCATAGGAATCGATGGCAAAACTTTTGGAAGTATCCGAGCCAGCTAAAAGTCTTGGTTCAGTCATCTATGATTATCTCCCAACCCGCATCTGCTATGGAAGCCCTAATAAAAGTGTTGGTTGTGCTGCGTTGTTCGACCTGTAAACCTTCCGCATTTCTATTGTCTGACGATATTGCCTCTGCGGTAATATCGTTGGCGTTCGTATCGTTAAAAAAGAGAGTGCCTTTACCCACTTTTTTAATGGTAAACACCGCAGCCTTTGCCGATGCTACTTGATAGGTATCCGTTACTACTAAAAGACTTCTTGCCATTTCATTTTCCTCCCTCGATAAGTTCCAGGGTACTTTCCGCAGTACGTTCAATATTGTCTATCGCTGTTGTACCCTCCACCGGAGTAACGAGCTTTACGCCGAACTCTTGCTCTAAAGCAAGCAACGGCCTTAATGCCTCGGCTCTTTCCTGATTTTCTGTTTTTAACTGTTTGATAGTACGGGAATATTTCATGCCGGTTAATTCACGCGCGGCGCGCGCGTATGTTATTAAGCCAAGTTCCAACATCTTCTGATATGCCGAGACTTCTTTTTTAAGGTCGATATTCGGCTTGATGGCCCCGGCCCAATCGCTTGCGATCCATGCCCCGAAAATATCATACATTAATGGATTGCGCCATGCCTCGATTAACCCAGGCGCTTGTATGTTGTCCAATAAAACTTCGCTTAATAGCCACTCGGTATAAATCGGTTCGTCAAATTCTTCGGCGCGCTCCGAACGGCTTTTATCCAGATAAATCTTAAACTCATTTACCGCCCCCCGGCTTGCACTATAATTATTCTGAAAAGCTAGTGTCAATACTTCGGGGGGTATTTCATTAGCCCATGCTAGGGCATGTACAATGGCGGCCTCGAATACGGGAAAGTTAATATCGGTTCCAGTCGAATTAAAACCAACGGGTTTTTCTCCCTGTTGCAATTCTTCAAGAACCAAGCCGGGAAGTTGTTTGGCTATATCGAACTTGCGCGTAGTACCATCGGGATTAGCGAGTTCGGCCGTCCCCCTTCGCACCGCTCCACCACTTAACGGTTTTGTTCCCGGTTTATTCTCACCTTTCTCAATGAACATGGCGATGATAGAATTGATAGTGGCTTTCCGCTGTGCCGAATCCCTATATCTATCTATCTCTTTTAGCGACTGCATGACAAGCGAAAGAATGGGTTCGCCGCGCACATCATCAAGCCGTTTATCGGTGCCGTAAGCAAGCCATGCGATACGCCGTCCCGATCTCTCGCCAAAAGCCGGTAGTCGTTTGCTCATTTGATTATTATCTTGAAGTATCCAAAAGGCTACTTGCCGTCCCCTATCATCAAGTTCAACGCCATGCAAAATTTTATTGCCTCTTCGGGGATCGTGTCCTATCGGAGTCTGTACCCTATGCGCCGGAATAAGTTGTATCGAGGGCAATCCCGTTCTTTGTGATTGTCTTAAAACAACAAGAACGTCTCCAGAAACAAGGGCCTCAGCACGGGCCATGCGTTGAAGAGAACCAAAAGTATTTTTTTGTTTGTAATCACAAAGGAGAGGATTCTTCGACCATATTTGAAAACGACTCTCTACGTTCTCAGACCACTCGTTTTTCTGATCTTCAGTTAAGCCAAGGATTAGTTCAGAAGGGATCGCTTCAAGGCTTAGTCCGGTTGCAATCTCGTTAGTAACGAGCCGGCGAATCAAACCTCGCGCATAGAGATTTTCTTTAAATAGTTTTGCACTGTGAAGTCGGAGAGACCAATAATCCGTCCAGACAATCTGAGGGGCGTCGAGACCGCCAAAATATTTACTCCCATCAAATGTAGAAATGCCGCCACCCGTATTAAAGAAAGTAGCGGCTTGCAAATCGTTAACGCTGATAGCAGAGGGCCCCTCGTTTTCCAGACTTCTACCTAAAAGCCGGGACAATAAATTTTTACCAGGGAAACTCACCATGCAGGCACCGTAGTCGTAGATCCATCTCCAGTTTGTAGAGCCTCTAAAGTAACGAGCCGATTGTAAAGGGCATCAATTTGGTTGCTGAGTGTGGCAAGGTTGGTCTTGGTTACGACTTGACGGGATTGTCCTGTATCGAGGGTATACTGACTTATTTCCCCGGAAGATATAGCGAGCGCCGCGCCCTCATAAGCGACGATTAATTCTTTAGTCTTGTCAATACGTGCTTGTAAAAAGGCTGAATCCATGTGGAAAGTATAACATGAACAAATCGGGTGTCAAGGGTTAAGAAACATGCTCCCAAAATAGACCTTTTTCCTCGCATAACCGCCAGAACTGGGACCATTCTATTTCCTCAAGGCCAAGCTCGTTGATACAAGTATCAAGCGCGATTATGTCTATTGCCGCGCAGTTGTAGACAAGGGTATCCCATGCGTGGGCTCCGCGCCCGACCCAGGTAAAGCCAACGGTTTTTCCAGTACGCGCATCTTTTATTTCTTGCTTGCGCTCGATAGTCAATTCCTTAAAAAACTGATCGGGGTAATCCTGTGGAAAATTTGGGTGTCCATTAGGTTGCAGAGAGATACCATCCCATTCTCGTTTTAATCCCATAGCCAACCGATCCTTATAAAGCGTAGTCGTAATATTATAACCTACCTGCCCCATCTTTGATTTGAACTCTGAAAATTCCTTAAATGTAGTGCCCTTAACCGGGAGCTCGGTTCCGCGAACCGGAATGACGCCTCCGCTATATTCAGAACAAAAGAGATGAACTAAATCCGTATTGTATTGGGAATCGATGAATGTCAATTGTATTTTGTACAATCTACCATCATCCGATAGATATTGTTTATCCTCGATTAATGCTCTCAACTTCTTCCACGGAGTCGTATCTAAGTTCTCACAGTCACCCTCTAATTTTAACCATTCTATACTATAAAAACATCTTCGCGGCGCCCACCCTATGATTTGTACATCCAAGTGTTCTTTATGTACATCAACGGAACATATAAGAAGCTGAATTTTAGCCCCGGTCTCTTTTGCAGATATCTTGTTCGGAACCATACCCGAAGTATAGACTACCCGTCGATGCGTATTCACATTTTCCAATTTTAATCGTTGACCTCCAATAGTAAACGGAGCTCCAAGGACTTCATTATAAAAAACCTGTAATTTATCAGAATCCTTAACCCGATTATTCAATACATCCCAACATTCGAGCCATCGTTGGACCTGGGCCGTCCACGTCTGCATCCCTACCGGGCTATAAAATGCCGACAGGTGATATGATCTATATGTGGGATCACTCGAACGTGCCGTTGCAACCCATTTTCCGCGTGGTAGCATCCACCCCTTATCTTCGTTAATCATAATTCCCTGGCAAAACTTACACATATAAACAACAGAATCTTTTACAAGGTGCCCCTCTTCATCCACTTCAAACTGAATCCCATAACAGGTGCCATCGTCATTTACTTTGTTAAATTTTAATTCCTGAAACTTTTTACAGTGCTTACAGGGTACATGATATTTACGTCGGTCCCCTTTTTCATAAGCTCTAAATATTTTACTCATCCCGGTTATTAACGGTGTACTTATCCACCCGATTTTGCGAGTTGTCTCAAAGGCCGCCGATCGTCCCTTAATACGGTCACACGGATCTCCACTTTTACCCACCGAATCCGGCCAGCCATCTATTTCATCACACTGTAAAACCTGAAAGGAAAGTGAACGCGACTTATTTGGATTCTGAGCCCCAAGCGGCACAAGAAACCCTCCCCCTTCCCATTCAATCTTTTTTTCGGTCTTACCGGTCTTTCTCGTATTCTTCTCGTCAATAGATTTTATTCGGTCATCGAGTCCTGACTGATTTATCATAGGGGTAATATATAAATCCATGCGTAACTTGGCAAGTTCCGCATCTGCTGTTACCAGGGCGATAGGTGCATTACGAATATGCCCCATATAAAACAAAATTCCATTCTCCAATATTCCAACGGTCGCGCCAAGTTGAAGACCTTTCATAAGGGCAAATTCGCGAACCGGCGAATGGGGCGAATAGCAATCTACAATCTCGCGTAAATACGGCACGACATTATATGAATAAAAACCGGGAAGAGGGGTATTTTGTGGGGGTAGGTAGCGGACCTGTTCGGCGTATTCTGAGGGCAATATTATATTAAGAGTATCAGTTAGCTTGCTAAACTGTCCTGCTAACCATTCCTTACTCTCGATTATATGGTCTTCGTTAAGCATTCTTTTTCTTGAGTACCCGAATAGCCGTTGCTTTTAAACTTTTTAAGTGCGATCCGATTAATTCTCGACCGAGCTTTTCTCCCTTTTCAATGGTTCCCCCCGATTTAAAATGGGCGCGTAACCGTTGACTCAACGTCTTGGGTAAATCTGAAAGCAACCTGAGATTACTATTTTCAAGTGCTCCGAATATATGGGTCTTAACCAATTCCCGGGGGATTAAATCCCCCTTCATTTCATCGGCCTTTAAGTCCTTCAAGCGAATATCGGCTAAAACCTTTGCTGCATCGGCCCAACGCTTAAAATTATCATCGGTTCCGAACTTCGTAACGAGGTCGTGAAGTGTCCAATCCATATATTCTTTAAGCGCGGCCCCCTTAGAATAATGATTATCTTCATTTTTCTTACCAGTTCTAGCCCTCCTACCTTTAGCGTTTTTAATATAATCAATTACTTTTGGATGATCGATGTCAAGGCGTTTACCAGTTAAAGCAGGTTTCAACTTGCTAACGCAAGCCAGTGTCACAGACTTTCTCGAAATACCCGCTTGTCGTGCAACTTCAGCCCTTGATACCAATCTCTTTGTGAACATATAAAATCTTTTTAAAGATGGGAGGGTAACTCGCTTAAAACATTGACAACTTCTAAGCGGACCGCCCGACTCAATCTAAAT